CTGAATATGTCCCGCAAACATATTAGTCAGGTTGAGGCTGCTATCAGCCGTCCCAGCCTTGAAACACTGGTTGATATCGCCAATCTGCTCGGTATTTCAACCGATGACCTTCTCGTAGACAGTCTGACTCACTCGGCATCTACCGCTGATTCCGAGATTCACCGTCTGCTTTTGGACTGTAATGCAATTGAGCAGGAGATTCTCACCCGAATGGTAAAGGAGATGAAAGCAATTTTATACGGTCTGGGAATCTAATCATGTAACTCGTTGACCACATAACAAAAAAGCCCGCATAAGCCACAGCTGCACTTCGGATCACACCGGGGTGCTGTCTGTGGTTCATGCGGGACGAGGCAAAAAAAAAGAAGCCCACCAGCGTACCATGTAAGAATTACACAGTGCGCCAGTGGGCATGTGAACGAGTTTTCAATCTTCATTCCGACCTCTCGGACAGGTTTTATGTCTCTGTCCCGACATAAAGCTCATTTTCACCTATACTACTTGGTATTGTCTACACCAGTATTATCTTCTGCTTCTAGTCGCGGTAAAGTTCCCCAATCATCCGGGTATTTAAGTTTATCATAATCTATCTTTTTGGCTCGATAGATAATTTGACTAAACACACTCTCCTCTGCATCTTTTATATATGTAGCAATAATTCTGTAGGAATCCTTTATATTGTCCCGGATATCTCCCTCAAGTAATGTATCCGGAACATAGTCTCCAGTTCCCGTAACATCACGGAAGCCAAGTGCCCATTTTACACCGCCGACAAGTTTTTCGGTGTATAACAACGGATGTGAATTATTATAATTTCCCATCATACTTGCAGATAGGTTAGCGTTTTTAAAGGCAAAAGGCAAAACTGCCAGTTTTTGATGTGTCGTTCCTTTTCCTGCAAAATCAATATCGGTTTCTTTCAATCGACCATCAATACAGAAATTATAAAAGTCAAGATGCGACCATGCACTATTTGTAAGTTCCAGTCCTGTCAGATGATGAAAGTTACTAGCATCAAATCCAACCTCAAGCGATGAAACCTTCTTATGTTTATCGGTAACTACAAAGAGTAACCGCTTTCCAACAAAATTATTCTTATACAGCCTCGCTGCTGATATTGCTATCGAAACTGCCTCTTTCTTTGTGTACTTCTTTCCCATTCTGTATATTCCAATTCATTTATGTAAAAATTTAAAGGGAGACTACAACACCGCAGTGCTGTGCGTCTCCCTTTATGACTGATTTTATCGTTGTCCGCCAACACTCCAGCCCATACGTCTGGATTCGCTATCAGGTTTTATCGTTGCCTGCCAACCCTCCGGCCTATGCATCCGGATTCACTATCGGATTTAAGGTGTCAGCCACACCAGCAGGATGTCGCCTGCTTTCCTACTCATAGTATACTCGATAAACAGCTTTTTATCAACTGGTTTTGAAAATTTTCTTTTGAATTTTCTATTAACTTCTGACCCACCGCAAACTCCTATACGCATCCAGCACGAACTCCAAAAACTGGGGACTCATCTGCTTCACCATGCTCTTACCATCCACATTCCCCAGCATGGTCACACCAGCTTTTGACAGGTCATCGTCTCTCTTCTCCAGTTCCTTGATGCTGTCTGCCACGGCCGCATCGATGAATGCAGCGAGCTTTGCTCCGTCAACATTGCTTTGCACTGGCATCGGTGCGCCATCTTCACCCACTATCTGAATCACCTTGGGGTCAAGAACAGCCTCTACCTTTTTAAGTGCTTCCTGCTCCGGCATCCGTCGCAAATATCCTTTCATCGCACTCACGACCATCAGTTCCATCTGGGTCGTTGCGTAATCCTCAACCGACAGCCACGCTAATTTCTTCATATCACTCTCTCCTACTATGTGTATTTCTGTACTCTCACCATATAACAGAATTCTGCACATAGCAATGGGTCCGACAAAACAATTCCGCATAAAACAAAAAAATCCCCACCAGACAAGACCAAATGTCTCATCCAGTGGGGAACCAGTGTCATGCTTCTTGCTCCTGTACTTCTCTCTCCAGTGCTTTCCGTTTCCGAATCATCAGCGTATTTGCGGTCTTTTCCTTTCTCTTCTCTCTATGGTATCGGATGCAGAGTCCGTTCACCTGCCATCCATCCATCAGCACCTCGACTGTTTTATTCGGGTTGCATCTGCGGAATCCGATGAAAGCCATCAGCGTCCGGCTGTTACCTGTGCTCGTCAGCTTCACTCCAAAGTTCGTCATGTAGGTGATCACATCTCCGTCAACGATGCCTTCCTTGATAAACCCGAAGTAGATACCCTTTTCAAATTCCAGAAAATCCGGAGCCTGTTCCACACGGTCAGCTCCCATCTTCCGTTTTCCTCTTCGGATGTCGCTCATGATCTTGCTTCGTGCCTTGCCGCCAAGGTCACGCAGGCAGCTTCCGTCCGTGTCCAGTCCATTGACATTCAGCTTCATGCCAGCCTTGTTTACTTCGGGCAGAGCTTCCAGACAGCGGATGAAGAACTCATAGTTGTTTTTCATTTCCGAAAGAAGCAGTTCCTCCTGACTGAGCTGCTGCCGTTCCTCCTGCTTCTCTTCCAACCGAATCCGCAGGTCATCCACCAGTCTTTCGTAGGTTTCAACCTCTGGGCTGGTTTTCTGGCGGCCACGTTCCACAGCTTCCTTCAGCTTACCCTGCATCTGCGCCAGCTTTTCCTCCAGCTGCTGAATCTGTTCTTCCAGTTCTGCTTTCTTGGAAGAATCCCGTTCTGCAATGTGCTCCTGCACCCTCTGGTAGACCATTCGGAATTCCGAATCGATCCATGCGTTCCCTCCATTTTCTTCATGGTCACGCTTGATGGCGTACAGCATTTCCATGAAACTCTGCTTGACCGCCGTTTCATATACAAAGTGGGAAGGACACTTTGTTTCTCCCTCACCCATGTAGGTCGGATGCCAGGCAACATCCGGGTCTGCCTTTCCCATGAACGGACCATCATTGGTCGGAGAAGTATCTTTCTGACTTGAACACCGCCAGATTGGGTAGGTGTAATAGTACCGTTCATAATAATCATCTGGCGAGCTGCCTTGTGCCATCAGTTCACTGCGGCAGGCATCCAGACTTCTATCATCCTCGAAGTGCGTGGCCCTCGCCTGCAAAGTTCTGCGGTAAAAAGGCTCTCCGCACTTTCCGCATACCAGATTGTCAAAAACGTCCTTTCCCACTCGCTTGGCAGGCTTCTCATCCTTCTTTTTCGTCCGATTTCTCTTTCTATATGCCAGAATTTCCTGTGCCCTCATCCATACTGTGCGGCTGATAATCGGGACATGGTGGTCTGTTACATAGAATTTCGGGGCTTCACCATTGTTCCGAATCGTCTTATGACTCAAAAAATCGACCGTGACCGTTTTCTGCATCTCGCAGTCGCCAACATATTTTTCATTCCGGAGGATAAAATCCACACTCTCACTCTGCCATTTTGTGCCTTTAGGCGAAGGGATGCCTTTCGCATTCAGTTCGTTGCTAATTTTGTATGAGGATTTCCCAAGCAGATACTCTTCAAAGATGAAGCGCACCACCTTGGCCTGTTCTTCTACGATGACCCAGTCCTTATTTGTTTCGCCATCCGTGTAACCGTAGACCGACCGGGGATTTCCAAAAGCGATGCCTTCCTGAAACCGCTTCTGGATGCTCCAGCTGATATTCTTGGAAATCGAATTGCTTTCTTCCTGTGCCAATGCCGAAAGAATGGTCAGGAGCAATTCACCGGAAGCATCCAGCGTGTCGATGTTCTCCTTTTCAAAGTACACACCGATTGGCGGATCACACTGCCGAAGCTGTCTCACACAGTTCAGCGTATCGACCGTATTTCGTGCAAATCGGGAAATGGATTTCGTGATAATATAGTCGATTTTTCCATCCAGCGCATCCCGCATCATCTGGTTGAACTCAGTGCGGTGGTTGCGGTTGGTGCCGGAGGTTGCTTCATCTGCGTACATTCCGGCAAATGTCCACCCCTCTTTTTCGTTGATCAGCTTCGTATAGTAGCTTTTTTGCCCTTCATACGAAGTCTGCTGGGAAAGCTCATCGGTCGAAACACGGCCGTAAGCTGCCACTCGGATATCCTTTGCCTTTTTCAGCTGACCTCCAGCCGACACCCTTCGCTTTGTTGCAGGAATTACCTGTACGTTGTTTGCCACCGTTCCCTGTGCCATTCGTCTGTTCATTACTTCTTCCTCCTAATCTTACCAGGCTGCTGATAGCCCTCAAATATGCTGTCACACTCCACATCCGTCTGGGTGTCATCAAACCAATGGATTCTAAAATGCTTCGGTGAAAAAATGGTGATGGAAAGTACAAAGGCTTTCACATACGTTCCAACTGCTTCATCCAGAAACTCCTGCGTTCCTCCTGTCAGAGAATCCAGCCAAGCCAGCGTTTTTTCCCGAATTTCATAGGTCTGCTCCAGTTTCTTCCAGTAGGCTTCCATGTACCGGACCCGCTCTGCCTGCTGCTGTGCTTCATGTTCCAGCTTCTCCAACTGTTCCTCCTCATGGAAAAGTCTGGTTTCCAACTCTGCGGCAGCTTCTTCCTCCACAGACTCTCCCAGCACCTCACTTCGTACTTTTAAGGCGTCCTTTTCTGCCTGAATATCCCGGATATGCTGGTTAGCATCCCGAATGCTGTAGTTCACGGCGGATAGCTGGCGTTTCAGAAAATCTCCTTCCTGCTCCATCCGGTCAAAATCATGGATCTCTCTCAGCTTCTCTGTCAAAGCCTTCAAGGATTGAGTTCCTACATTATTAATAGGAGCTTTGGAAATCATCTGCATAACTTCGTGAACTTCTACATCAACCTTCTCTCCCAGCTTGAATTTTTCGGCAAATGCCTTGCGGAGCATTATCTGGATCTGCTCTTCGTAAACCGACTCCATCCGGCATCGTTTCTGTCCCTGCTGGCTGACCTTCGTTGCGCACCACCAAATTGTGGTTCTCGTTGTGGAATGACCTTGAAAATACCGTCCGCATTTTCCGCACAACAGAAGTTTGGAATATGCTCTTTCGTTTCTTCCTTTTTTGATGCCTCTGTATTTTGCCGTATTTGCTTTCCAAACCTCCTGCGCTTCCTGCCATAGTTCTTCCGAAATGATGGCAGGATGGTGGTTTCGGATGAGGTATTTCGGCTTTTCGCCCTTATTGACCTTCTGCTTATGCCCCTTTTCCGTATCCGTGTAGGTCCGCTGGCACAATACAGAACCACAATACCGAATGTTCGCAATCATATATCGGATATCTGATGCTGTCCATCCGCGTTTGGCTTCTTCTTTCAATGCTCCAGTCGGAAGTGCAGTCGGTTTCCGCTTCTGCCGCTGCCTGCATCCGCTGTTGGGCGGTGGTATATGCAGCGCATCCAGCTTCTGGGCGATTTGCGTAAAGCCCAGCTGTTCTTCAGTAAAAAGCCGGAACACCATCCTTACGACCTCTGCCTCTTCTGGGATAATGAACACCGCCCGATAGCGGTATCCATTCTCGTTCACCGTATACTCGCCTTTGCGGAATTCATAACCGTAAATATCCTTGTTGCAGACATTTCCTGCCGGAAACCGCTTCTGGTTGCTCCATGCAATGTTGGCAGAAATCGAACGGCTCTCTTCCTGTGCAATAGCCGCCAGTGTAGTGAGAATGAACTCACTGTAAGCATCTGCCGTGTCCATCGCTTCCCGTTCAAATAAAATCGTCACTCCATTTTCTTTCAGTGTCCGCAAGGCCACAAGGAAATCCTGCGTGTTTCGAGCGAAACGGCTGATGGACTTGCAGATCACACGGTCGATTTTTCCCTGCTTGCAGTGCCGGAGCAGCCGGTTAAAACCGGTTCTCTTCTCCCTGCTCGTTGCGGAAATGCCGTGGTCAGAGTAGATACCAGCAGATGTCCAGCCTGAATTTTTTGACAGTAGCGACATGAAGTATCGCTCCTGCATTTCATACGAATCTTCCTGTGCCGAATTGGTGGAGGAAACACGGATATAAGCAGCCACCCGAACTGTTTTCTCTGGAATAAATGTTGTCGCTATCGGCATGGTCGGTCGGCACTCCTGCATCACATCAGTTGCAAGCTGCGAAAATTCTTCCATGCTTTCTGGTTCATTCACCGGCGTTTCTTTTGCTGGTGCATGGCTGGTTACGGGCTGCTGCTTTTTCTCTGCCTTGACCTTTTGCATGGCGGCGAGAATCTGCGCCACTGATTCGGTCTGTTCTGCCTTTTTCTTACCTCTCGCTTCCGGCAGCTTCATCTTTGACATCAAGTCATTCAGAAAAGCATTTGAATCCATATTGCCTTCTCCTTTCTTCAGATTTTCCTTCCGAAAGGAAAACGTGTGGATATGCCACCGCCTTTTCCTATCTTCGGGTAGTGACATATTTGCTCTATCCGGCACTTATAGCAAGTAATATCCGAACTATAAATCGTAGAATATCTGCCCATATAGTCGGGCAAAACTGACGATTGCGTTATATGTAAAAGGCTCCCCTTTTCAGAGGAACCTCATCGTATTACCCCACACGGGTGCAGAAATCCAGACTCACCCAGCCTGCGCCAGACTTCAGCTTGCCCCAACCTTTCGTGGAACCAGCCCCAGCGGATTCTGCCACGATGGTGAATACGCCTTTGCCGGTGTACTGCCCAGTCTTTGCATAATTTGTACCCGGACCTTTACGGATATTGAGATCGTTGATGGACACACGGACTGCATACGGTACAGATGCAGTCTGGGTCACCGGGTAGACCGCCTTACCGGATGGATCATAAACCGTGTAGCCCGGATTCGCATCCGCACACTGCTTCGCATAGGCCAGGTCATGGAATGCGCCCTTCTGAGAAGCGGCATTCTGCCAGGTCTTACGGACACGGTACCAGCCGGAAATGGTCGTGTTGCCAGAAACCACATTGTACTGCGTCAGATTCCAACGCTCGATGATATTGCAAAGGTTCTGCACATAGGTATGACTGGTTGCATACCCGCCATCCTTGATGATCTGCACAGCCTTCTTGTAGTCCGTGCATCCGGTCAGACCTTCATAGCGTTTCTTACTGCCGTTCATCGCACCGAGCAGATATGCCGCATGGTCGGCAATGGAGTCCTCCACACAGGCATACTTGCGGAAGTCTGCTGTAATCGTGATCATAGAGCCATCATCATTCTGCTCCTGCGTTTTCTTGGTGTAGATGGACTTGCCATCCCATGCAGAGTTCGGCCAGGTGTTCCCGGAAAGCGAAGTCTTCATGCCGAAGCAGTTATTAGCCTGCTGTGCCAGTTCCGATGTGCCGTACCCGGATTCCAAAATGAACTGCGCCATCGACACACAAGCAAGGATGCCGGACTGCTTCTGGTTCTCGGTAAACAGTGGTCCAACCTTTGCCACTGCCTCTGCTTCAGACAGGTTCTTAAGGGAAGATGCCTGCAAACCGGAAACTGATGAGTCGCCCAGTGCCGCAGTCACTGTTGCTGCCAGTTCACCCATACGAGCATACAGCCAGTTGCCCGGACAGCTTTTGTTTGCGAACCAGCGATGCACAGTCAGCACCATTTCATCTGCTGCCGGGGAATAATTGAGCGTTTTTTCCTTATCCCCCAGCCATAAAAGTTTCTTTTTGCCATTACGCTGACAGATATCGGTACAGAGTTTGATGAGTGTTGCATATACGGCACTGTTCATCGCATACGGCTCCGTTTTGTCACTGGCACATTCGATGGTAACTGCTCTCTGGTCATTGGAATTGCTGGATGAACACCAGCTGCGGTTCTTTTCCTCCACACACAGAGAAACGCGGCCATCCGTGCCAATGCCGTAGTTACAGCTTGCCTGACGGGTCGGACTGGTAAAGCATCCGCAGATACTTTCTGCCGAAAGCTGGCCGACCACACAATGTGGTGTGATGCGGTCGATGCTGTGTGTCCTTTGCCCGGAATGGTTCGGGGAGAGTTTGGTATAAACAACGAGTGGACTATTGGTGTATTCCATAAGTGATTCCTCCTGAAAAAAGTTAAGGCCCGGATCACTCCGAGCCTTGTGCTGTGGTTATTTTGTTGTTACGGGATCAGCAGTTTCATGCCGACCCGAATGGCATTGGAAGTCAAACCGTTCAGCGCACGGATATCGGCACAACGGCTGCCATCCCCAAGCTCCTTCTCCGCGATCTTCCAAAGATTGTCGCCGGGAGCAACAGTGTAGATCTTGCTGGCGGTAAAGGCATAGGTGTCAGCACTGTTGAGAACATAGGCCAGACCACTCGCCGCTTCCGGGCATTTGACCTTCAGCCAGCCTGCGCAGAACTCCACGATCTCGATCAGTGTCCCCTTCTTGTAAATAGTCACGACCTCCGCACCGGTATCCGGCATCTCGCGGATGTTCATGAGAGTCTTGAGTTTGCCATAGGCAATGGTCGCCGGGACTTCCTCTGCGGTCGGATACTCTTCCTCGGCAGAATCGCTTTCCTTATCTTCAACCTCAGTGGGTTCTTCATCAGGAGAATCCTCCTCTGGCGTTTTCTCTTCCGGCTCATCCAGAACCGGGTGTTCCTCCGTATCCTCTGCACCCGTAACCGGTACAGCCTCCTCCGGATAGATCACATTGCCGTCATTGTCAAACACACGGCTGCCGGGATTCTCATCACACTTGGCTTTCGCATTCGCCAGCAGACGATAGGCACCCAGCTGGGATGCTTCATCTTCCCAATCCTCACGCACACGGTAGTAACCGATCGTCAGCTTGGCGGGATATTCTTTCATACTCATGGTCCGTTCCTCCTATAAAATGTGGGAGAGGCTTATCGCCCCTCCCGGTTGATTACTGCTTGTCCTCTTTGTCCTGCTTGCGCTCCTCTTTCAGCTGAGCCAACATCTCCTTGAGCTTGTCCGGCACCGGAAGACCGATCACCGCTGCATTCTCAAGACAGCTCAGACCCTCGTTTGCCAGATAGAAGAACACCACAGCGGTGCGGATAGCCGAGCCATTCTGGAGCACCTGCGTGTCGATGATGTTGGCAATTCCAACCAGCACAAAGATACATACCTTCTTGGCGATGCCCCGGAAGCCGACTTCCGAAGAGAGTTCATGCTTGATGGCCGCCGCCAGCACACCGGTGAAGTAGTCGCAGACCACGAACACCACCAGCGCATACAGGAAGCCGTCAAAGCCGCCGAAGAACCAGCCGAGAAAACCGCCCAGTCCTGCGAACATCAGCTCGATTTTGTCGATCACATTCTGCATAATTCCGTCCTTTCCGCCCGTATCCGGGCAATAAAAATGGACAGCCGAAGCTGTCCTGTGATATGGATTGTATATAAAAACACGGACAAGCCGTGGGATTTGATTACCGGTAGCTGGCGATCACTGCGCTGGCATTGAACACACCGATCTTCTTTGCACCTGCAGCATTTGGATGCAGACCATCGATCAGGTATCGGCCATTAGCATCCTTTTTCTCATAGATGTCGCAGATTCCACAGCAGAAGGTGTCGATGACCTCCAGCGACATCCGGCCAGCAAGGAGTTTCAGGTAATCACCTTTTGCCTTGGACTGGGCATAACTTCTGGTCGTGATATAGCCCTGAATCGGTGTGCAGATATAGATCTTTGCCGCTGGGTACAGCTGCTGAAGTTTCTCAATGCTGTAGCGGAAAGCCGATGCAAATACCTTTCGATCCAGTTCTTCGAGTGCGACCACCTCATTTTCCGAAGTAAAAGAACCTTCGACATTACCGGATGGGACACCATCGTTCGTACCGCAGGCGATCAGGATCATGTCGAAGTCCGCATAGGCTGTCACTTCTTTGTAGTGAGGACTGGTTTTGTCTTTGCCACGAATGAGTTTCTCCACCTGATTGCCCATAACATTGTTGTGATTCTGGTCCGGGCCTGAAAAGACCGGGTTGCCATCGTAAACAGTATCCGCATAGTCACACCATCTTGCACTGGAAACCGACAGATTCACAAACTGCTCCGGCTGGATGATCTCATTGAAATACCGCACCCAGCCACGCTCGGATGTGTTCAGCGCCGTAATGCTATCACCCAGAAACAGGATTTTCTTTCCGGTGAATGCAGACTTCTGCTTCATGAGGACCTGCATATCCGTAGATACCGAGCCGACCGTCTTGGAAAGGCTCTGCACATTCGCTTCTGCCGTTTTGATTGCATCCGCATTTGCGCCGACCTTTTCCGTCAAAGCCGCAATATCCTTCGTGCTGGTATCCGCCTGTTCGTGAAGGAGACTGTAATCTTCTCCAAAGTAACTGCCCTTCACATGGAAGTAATGCGCCTTCACGTTGGACATGGTCATATCGTAGGTGCTGTTCTTCGTGAACACGATCTGGATATATTCATCCTTATATCCGGCTTCTTCCAGCTTTGCGGATGGAATCTCCAGCGTGATCCGTTTGGGTTTTCCACCAGTGGAAGCAATCGTTCCAAGGCTCACTAACATGGAACCGACTACATAGTAGTGCATCAGCTGATTGTTGCAGTAATCCATCTCGACATAGAGTTTATCGAACCGTTCTGCACGAGGGACCTTGACGCCGCCACCATGATAGCCGCTTTCATATTCCGTCATGAAGTGATGGATCGTTGCTCCATCGTCTACGATTTCCCACTTTCCTTTGCCAAAGGCACAAGGCTGAAATGGGAGTTCAAGGCTCTGCGACATCAGCGCATCCTGCGCCAGCTTTGCCGCATTGACTGATGCATCTGCGATTTTGTCATTTGTGACCGCACCATCACAGAGTTTCTGTCCTTCCACCGATTTGTTACGGAGCATTGTACCAGACAGGGTGTAATCATCAAACGGCATCTTGCCATCGACCTTGAACGGGAAGTAACCGTAAGAGCGTTCCGGATTCTTGCAGTCCACCACAAACACGATAACATCGTTCTCTTTCGGAGAACTCGACCAGTCCGCCGTTACCAGTGTTCCTTCTACCGTATCGTAAGAGATATAAGTCAGAAGGGCATCCGGGTTATACGGAACCGGATCAGGTCTGGTAAGCAGCTTATTGCCATTCGCTCCCAGATAAATAAAGTTTCCGGGGAATTCTAACTGGTGTGCTGTCGTATTCAGATTGACTGCACCTGCATAGGAGAATGGCAGGCCGTTGGCATAGAACTTATCTGCTCTGGACCGCAGGTGTGCGCCGAGGGAACCATAGGTTTTCCCGGCTGAATCCACTCGTGCATCCAAAGTTTCCTTATCCGTAGTCTTACTGGAAGCAATGCTGTTCATCCGGGAATTCAGGGATGCTGCACTCTGCTCCATTGCGGTACGGCCATCCTCCAGCTGCTTCTGTGCATCCGACATTTTCTTGGTCAGCGTTGTGGTCGTATTGTTCAGACTGTTGTTCACGTTCTGTACCGTATCCGATAGTTTCTGATTGACCCGTCCTTCCGTGTCTGACACATTCTTGTTGAGACGGTTCTCTGTTTCCGTCAGTTCTGTATGAACATCTTTGGCTGTTTGAGTCAGATGCTCCTCAGCCAGCTGAATCTGCTCACTGAACTGACTGCACACAGCCCAGTAGTGTTCATTGAAGATCTCCGTGCCAGCCGGAACCGGGAGTTTGGAGATATAGCTGACACCAGTCTCCTGACACAGCACGATGATCAGTTCTTCGTATTCCTTTGCTTTGTTCCAGATACCACCGTGCTTCGGAACGATGCGTCTGCCGACATACTTAGGCATAGAACGCACCTCCCTTCCGCACAGAAGAGGTCAGATCACTGCACAGGGCAGATAATCCGGTACCCCCCCCCCCGAATTTTCAGGCAATTATTACGATTCATCATATTTTTTCCTTTCTCCGGGCTATTCCCGGCATCACTTCATATCCTGAATTGCCAGTGTGTATTTGACAAGCGCATACAGCTGATAGCCCCATGCGCAGTGTGCGTAGTTGTTCGGATGCCAATTGGGACCGCCATACTGACCTCGTCCGTATGCCATGTGCAGCACCCTGCCGCTCTGTCTGCCAACCGAATCCGCAGATACATAATCCAGCGTCGGATAACTCTCCACGGCTGGCTGGATCAGGTGACCGCTGCACACATAAATGCCGTTTGCCTCATCCTGCAGTTCATCGCAGAAATACTGATAGATGCTCACATTCTTGCTGTGCAGACCACCAAGCGTGATCTCCGAAGCCCTGTATTCCGGGTATTTCGCCGGGAAGTAAGTGCCAGTTTCGTCAATTGACATGAGGATCACGATGATATCCGAATACTCACGCTTAATGGTTTTCACGATATCCGGGATATTTGCTTTGTACTCAGCAAGAGAGCTATTATGATTCAGATTGATCACCACATGGGTCGGCGTACACAGATCATAGGCATTGGCATCTTTCACCTCTGTGCCTGCGGTTTCGCCAGGGATCAGCCGGGTCATGCCGTTATCGGCCAGCGTCTTGTACTTATCCAGACAGGTCTTCAGCGAAAATCCCTTGGTCTGCTCATCATAGAACGGATTGATATTTGCCGCGCTTTCAAAGTAAGCAAGGTTCAGATCTTCTGCGCTCCAGCCGCCCTTTCCCATTGCATAATTTACAATGGTCTTTCCATCCAGCTTGAACGAAGAAGAGGAGCCGTAGTGCTTGCCATTCACCGTTCCCGGCATACCGAGCATCAGGCAGCGGTATTCGTTTTCTGCCGCCTTCGCATCCTTCCGGTCCAGTTCAAACAGATACCGCACCCATGCCCAGTAATGAGTCGGAAGGTCTGCATCTGTTTTTCCAACACCAGCCAGATAACCATCTGTCACGCTGTCACCAATGACCAGAATTTTGGGGAACTGCGTCTTGCCCATGCTGGCAAGGGTGCTGCGGTGCTTGAAGGTGAGTTTCTGCGTCTGGTAGGCATCCGAAACAAACGACTTCTCTATCGTCTGCTCCAGAACATCCTCACCACCATTGATTGCTGTGTTGGTGAACGGCGAATACAGGTCAAAACTTTGCTCCATCTCTGTTCCGAAACCTGCCGCCTTATCCTTCCAGCCTGTATCTGCGATCAGATGATCCACCCAAACCGAAACATGGTAGTTTCTCGCAGTCGAAAGATTATTGCAGACCGTATACACCGGGGCCGCCGGGATCAGGCGGAGTTCTTTCTTTTCCGGCACCGCAACCAGTTGATCCAAACGGATCGTCAGATTCGTCATCTGCTTCTTCTGGTTATCGGCTTCCGTTTTCAGCGATTTCATGTCCTGTCGCAGATCATCCAGCGGTTTGTAATCAGTGTAGGCTTCGTACACATACTCCGTGCCTTCGATGATGCAAAGTCCCTGACCGGAAGATGCCATATAACAGAACACCACATAGGCATCGCCCTCTTGATAGGTGTACTGGTCATTTGCATCCACATAACGGAGCACTTTCTTTGCCTTATCGAAAATGACCTGACTGGTGACACCATTTGTGCCAGAGCCTTTGGTCACAAGCCCTTTCTCACTGACCGGGATATAATCCGTGGAACCATAGCGGAGATTGTCTGCATGATAGTTGATAACGGATGAGTGTACATAAGCAAACCAGCCCGGACGATACTTGGAAGGGTCGAGCAGGTTTTGGCTTCGGACTGCATCCAGCTTACCGGCCGCCACCGTATCTGTGTATTCCCGCTCATCCTGAAATGCCTGTCCTACAACTGCGGCATCCGCAGCCATACCGGAATGGGAAAGCGTTTCATCCACCTTTCCTGTGCCGATCAGGATTTTGCCCATAAAGACGATCAAGCGGTTTTTGTAATCATACTGCACATTTCCAGACGGCTCATTGCTGAAGAACTCATTGCGGATCTCGTTTCCACTATTCGGACGGACCGGATAATAGAGGACCTTATCCGTACTGCGGACTCGGAACTTATAGGCCCCGGCATCAAGGAATCGGTGCAGGGTCAGCGTGATCTTGTTGTCACCCTTCACCAGTTCTACCGTCTGGCGGAACACCTCACCATCTTCCGATTCGATCATCGCCGTCAGACTCGTTGCGCCAATGGTTCGGAGCGTGAACTGGATTTCCTGCACAAACGCACTTCGCAGAACGGTCAGCGGCACATAGTAGGTCTGGAGCACCGGGTTGCTGCCTTCCCAGATATTACTGACACCATCATAGAGAAACGGCAGTTCCAGACTGGTCATTGTTTCCTTGGCCAGAGAATCATCTGCGCTTCGCAGTGCCTCGATCTCAATTGCCATCTTCTTCTGGTTCTGACGCTCCTGCTGGATCTGATTCCACAGCTTTGCGGAATTACCGCGAACTTCCAGCTTCATATCCTGGTAATAAGAACTGGCTCGGATCTGATATACACCTTCCGGGAGCTCCAATTCCTTTTCTTTATACTCCCGCGGCTGTTCCGTATCTCTGGAATCCAGGATGGATGCCACAAACACGCCGGTTGCATCGTAGCCAGCAATACCGATCCAGTTAAAGACCTGTCCGGTGTAATAGATTTTCTGGCAGGCAGAATCCACGGGGATCATCGCAGTTGTCCGCACATGCTCAAAATTCTGGATTCCGCCATTGATCGTATTGACCGTGATGCCTTCCGTCAGTTCGCCGGTCGCATCGTAGTTGGCATCCAGCTTTGCTTTCTCCAGTGCATCCAGACCAGCTTTGGCTTTCGGATAAATGGATCGAATCGCTGCGCCAAGGTTATCAAAGGAATTACCTTCTGCATCAACTCTCGCATCGAGGATCTCTGTGTTCGTGGTTTTTCCCTTTGCAATCTGGTCCATCCGGGCATTCAGGTTCTTGCTTGTCTGCTCGATATTCTGGACACTCTGGTTCATCTGCTGCTCTGCCGCCGTAACCTTTGCATTCAGGTCGGACTTTGCATTCTCCACACGAGCGGTCACACGGTTTTCTGTCTCAGACAGGCTGGTATTCACCTTGCTCTCCGTACTGGACAGGCTTTCATTGATGCGGCATTCCGTTTCCGAAAGTTCCGTGCGGATATCTCCGGCTGTCTGGGTCAGATGCTCTTCTGCCTCTGCGATCTGCTCACTGTACAGACTGTACAGGCTCCAATACTTCTCATCGGTCAGAGCAGTACCTTTCGGCACCGGAAGATTGGAAATATAGCTGTTTCCGCTTTCCGTGTCCAGCACGATCTGCAATTCTTCATATTCTTTCCGGATATTCCATTCACCTGCGTGTTTGGGAACGATCCGGCGTCCTGTGTATTTTGCCATGTTACCCCTTTCTGTCAGTCTTATGCTGACGTATCATCCTCATCACCATATTCCACAATCAGATGGCCTTCCTCGTCTGTTGTGAATACCAGTCCAAGGTCGCATTTTGTTTCAAATGCGATATTGCCATCCTCTGTAATGGAACCTTCCACAATTTCATTGCACAACTTTTCCACGGAGCTGGACTCTGACTTATCACTCAGCCCCAAACCATCTTCCGACTCAAAACCAAAGCATCCTGCTTTATCGATGAACAGGTTTCGGATGCCATCCCGGACAGCCTTGAGAAATGCCGCAAATGTGTAAGTGGCGATTTTCCCATTGTTGATGGCTGCCCGCTCCACTTTCAGTGTGAGAGAGAACGAACCAAGCACATCTCCATCTGTGCTGAGTAGAACAACATCCAGTGGAAAACGACCAGCCTGCGCTGTCATGAAGGTGGTAATCGTAAAAATGACTGCTCCATTCTTGGCAAATACAAGATCCGGTGCGGTTTCGCTCGTGTAATGGAAGATTGTACCGTCCGGACGAGTTCCAGAACAGGCTACAATGCAATCCTGCGGCACGGCATATTCCACGGAGTTGTTATACAAAACACACCGCACTTTCCGTGCTTTGTTGTCATATTGCTTGACTGGAACTGTCACCGGAATCAGATTTTCCGTCAGTGACAGCTCTACTTCCTGATAAATGCTTGTGACCATTACGCGCTCCCTCCTCCCTCGGTGTCACTTGATTCTTCTTTGTCTTCGGTATCCTTATCTCCTGTATCTGGATTTTCTGGCTCTGTCGGTATGGTTGGTTCCGGGTCGGTTTCTTCCAGCTCATAGCCAACTGTCTGCCACTGCTCCCCATCCCACAGCTTCAGCCGCAGATGCTTCTTATCGACCCATAGGGAATCCTCTGCCGGAGTCTCTGGTGCGGTTTCAGATATAGGAATGCTCGGCTGATATTTCACATCCAGTTTCTTCTGCAAATCATCTGAGATTTCTGTGAGGGTGCCATACCGACTATCCAGTTCCTCATACAGTTCTTTTGACAGCTTCTTTGCCATTTCGTACCGCTGATCGAGTGTTTTCTGAAGTTCAGCAGAAACAGCGGTCGCGGTCTGATACCGCTCATCCAGTTCTTCCAGCAGTTCCTCGGAAAGTTCCGTTGCTTTCTTGTACCGGGCGTCCAGTTCCTTGAGGGTCTGTTCCAGCAGGATTGCTGTTTTGACTGCGGTGTCATCTGACTCCCAGCCATATCCCCATGTCTTTCCGCCATCCGTGGAAACAAATAACCCTGCAGGGCTGTTCTTCCACGCAATCGTCGATTGTTTCAGGGTGGCTGCATTGAATGCGTACCGAGTCGTATTCCCTTTACTGTCCGTCTCATTTTTATAATGAAGACCGAACAGTGCGGCAAACAATGCGCCATCGTAAATGATCGATGCCGAAATGCCGCCCATCTGCTCTCCCACTGCTGTTTCCACACGGACTGCGGTATCGTATGCGGCAGTTGCCGTATTCCGGATACTGTTAAGCGAACTTGTCAGAGAAGAGTTTCTGCTGCTGACTGTGGAATTCGACAGTGTGATGCTGTTGTACCGTTCCAGCAGCGAATCGTACTCGGTTTCTGTAACTTTGGAACTGGCCTCAATGCCCAGCTTCGAGATATACACATGAACCGTATCACAGAGCGAGACCTGTTCCGCCTGTACAACATCCTCATATCCAGGTGTATTCCAAAGCTGGATGAAGTCGATCTTAATGTCGATCTCCGGCTCTGTCAGACTGGTCGTATCGATATAGTCCTGTGCATACTCCCGCAGAGCTGCTTCGGATGGTCTTTCCTGAAAA